CATTGCACTTCCACGTTCCCGTATGCGATGCCCAAGCGATCGGCGCTCCGCCCAATGAGGCGTCGCTCGTGCCGATCGGGTTGGCCGATCGGGTAAACGCATCAGAGGTGTAGACAGTTGTCGCCCCACCGCCGCTACCCGCTTGCAACGCATTTAGCGCCTTCTCGACGTACTCCCAGTCCCGCTCTAGTTTCGAGGCAGCGTCCGGAGTCAGGCCCGCGTTTCTCCAATCCCAGGCCCGCTTGAACGGGATTCGCCACGTCGTCATGCCACAAGACTACGGGCTGCGGTAGCCTGTCCCCATGTCGACTTTCACCTCGAAAAAGCGGGACGCATCGGTTGCAGCCCTCACCACATCGTCAACCTCGGTGCTCCCAGCCAACCCGGGACGGCAGTTCGTCCTCATCCAGAACGTCGGCGCCCAGACCGCGTGGATCAACGCGACTAGTGCGGCAGCAGCCTCCGCCGGGTCCTTCAAGCTGACCGCCGGCGCCTCGATCACCTTCGGCGAAGGCCACGGCGCGTTCATCCCAAGCGATGAAATCTTCGCCAAGAGCGACAGCTCGACCACCGACCTGACCATCTGGTGGGCCTAACAACGCCCGTACACTCCATGGCATGACCTCCAACTCCCAGAGTTCCCGGGTTCGCCTGCGGATGCTCGGTCAGGCTGACCTCGGAGAATGGATACAGATCGCGTCTGGAGAAACCCTTTGGACCCGTCAGCGTGAGATCGCTCGAGCGATCAGCGTTCCCCGCGCGCACGTCGCGGTCCCTAGCTGCAACGCTTCTGGGAAGACCTGGCTCGCCGGACGGATCGTTCAGGCGTTCTACGATGCCTACACGCCCGGAACCCCGTGCATCGAGTGCGACCCGACAGGGACCATGGGGGGTTGCCGTGGCTCCAAAGTCATCACCACATCGTCAAAGTACGAGCATCTCCGAGACAACCTCTGGGGTGAACTTCGGATGTCCTTCCCGAAAATCTCGCGCAGGGTCGGAATGGACGGGCGCCTCTACGAGGGGGACCTTCGACTCGAGGGTGGCCCCGACCACTTCATCACTGGGCAGAGCGCAGCAAGCGCCGAAGGAATGCAGGGATACCACTCCGCCCACAAGCTGATCCTCGGCGACGAGGCGACAGCCGTATCGGAGGAGGTCAGCCAGGGGATCACCGGCCTGCTGGCTTCGGGTGATGCCCGTCTGCTGCTGATCTTCAACCCGACAACTCCCGACACCTACGCTGCGACCCAGGCGCGATCTCCTCGAACCGACACGATCAAGATCACTGCCTACGACACCCCGAACTTCACCGGGGAGAAGGTTCCACAGGGAGCCAACCTGGTCAATCAAGGGTTCCTCGATGACCTCGAGGCCCAGGGGATGGGGCCAGGGTCGTACGAGTGGACCACCCGTGTCCTCGCCGAGTTCTGGGACCTGAGCGACAACACCCTCATCCCAGAGACTTGGGTCGACAAGGCGTGGAAACCGATTCAGGACGGGACCCAGATGGGTGCGACACGGCAGGTCGGGATCGACCTCGCCACCTACGGAAACGCCGAGTCCGTCGTCGTCGTCCGAGAGGGTGACGAGGTCATCGACCTCAAAGCATTCCCATCGTCCCGCATGGACAACTTCTGGCGCGGGCCCGTGATGGACATCGTCCGACAGTACGGGCCCCACTACGTCGTCTACGACGCCGATGGTGTCGGCGCCGGCGTCATCGGGTACGCAGAGGACGTTCAGGCGCAGATGATCGGCGGGGGGCAGCTCATCCCGTTCCGGGGGGCGAAGAAGATCAACGAGCAGCACACCAATGCTCGGTCGGCGTGGTGGTGGCACCTTCGCCGCCGGTTCGAGGCCGACCGGATTCGGCTTTGCATCCCACGAGACCCGAAGCTGATCGGGCAGCTCACGAGCGTTGGGTACACGATCGAGGCGGGCAAGATCAAGGTCGAGACGAAAGAAACGATGCGGAAGCGTGGTGTGGGTTCCCCTGACCGTGGGGACGCACTGGTCTACGCCTTCGCATTCTCCGACGACCTCGTCACCCCCATCGTCCGCCCCAACCCGACGCCAGTCTCGGATCACTTCGGGATCCGACCCAACCCGGGCGACAGGGATGAGTACCGGCCGAGGCGGTACCCTGGCGGCAAGGCCCAAGGGTCTCACCCCATCCTCGGATCAGACTGGTAGGCACCGATGTTCACCACAGACTTTCTCCCCGTAGACCTCGCCGCCAAGGGTGGCTGCTACACCTGTCTCTCGGCCGACCACCTCGTGAACTCTGGGGTCATCATCGAGGGGGAGGGAATCCTCGCCATCTGCCGCGCGTGCGTCAAGGACATGGCCCAGACCATCGGCCTCGTTCTGATGGACCAGGACATCTACACCAAACTCGAGCAGGCGGAGGAGCAAATCAAGGATCTCCGGGCGGAGCTCGGCGAGGCAGAACTCGTCGTTGTCGACATCGTTGATGCCGCCAACAACGTCCGACAGCGCAAGGAGAATCGGGACATCGAGGAGCTCACGACCAGACTCCAGCAGGGGAAGCGACCCGACGGCACCTGGATGACCATGGCGGAGAAGCAGGACCTCGAGCAAGAGATCAACGCCCGCATCATCACGGCCGGTGTTTGAGGCAGGGATCGGTCTCGCGGTCGGGCTCACCGCGCTGATACCGACGATCGTCCTCCTGACCAGAGAGTTGTCGCGCGTTCGCTCAGACCTGGAGGGCTCCAGGGACCGCGAGGCGGATCTTCTGTCCAGGCTCATGGCCCGAACTCACGGGGAGTATGCGGCGTTCGCATCCCCGTTCGAACAGGTTCCAGAGGTGCGGCTCGACGGGATGTCGCTGTACGACCCGACGGGGCTGATCGAGGTAATCGTGCCTCGAGACGACACACCGGTAGGCTAGGCCCGTGTCCGAGAGCAACCCGTATATCCCGCCGAGTGATGACCAAGAGCTGATCCACTGGCTTGAAGAACGCCGCCTGAAGGCGCGTCGTCGGTTGCCCGAGTACCAGATGAAGCTGAACCTCGCCTTTCTGCTCGGGCAGCAATGGGTGGCATGGAACACGCAGCGCAGGACCTTTGAGCGTCCGACCACTCGCTCCGACGACCCGAACGCCCCTATCCGCCTGACGATCAACAAGATGGCCGGTATCGCCGAGCGGACCGCCGCAGCGCTGACGAAGGAAAATGCCCAGCCGGAATGCCGGCCGGCGTCGGACGATGACTCTGACGTGAGCGCGGCCAAGGTGGGGACCAGGATCCTGAGCCACGAGATGTCTCGGCTCCGGTGGTCGGACTTCATCACCGACTTCATCTTCTGGCCGATCACGCTCGGCTGGTCCTACATCCATGTGGCGTGGGATCCGAAGGCCGGCGACTCGATCATCGAAGACAAGACCGGAGTCCTCAATACTGGGGAGATCGCGGTCACCTGTGTGCCGGCGTCAGAGCTCGTCACCGACCCGTTCGGGATGACGATGCGCGACAAGATGTGGGCGATGTGGTCGACCACCATGCCGAAAGAGGCGGTGTGGGAGAAGTGGGGAAAGATCCCAGATGCTGCCGGAGAATCGAAGTCGATTGTCGACGAAATCTACGCGCTCGCTGAGGGCGATACCCGGACGAACCCCCGCAAGGACCGGACCGACTCTGTCGAGGTCCACCAATACTGGCTACGGCCAGGGTCGCGGGGTGCCCCGAACGGGCTCGTAATCACCTGGTGCGGAAACACAGTCCTCGAGAAGAAGGAGAAGTTCCCGTACGACCACGGGCAGCTTCCGTTCGTGCAGTGCAACCTCCTCCCGGGGATCGGGACGAGCGAGGGCCGCACCTGGTTCTCCGACCTGATCCCGATGCAGACCGACTACAACGACGCACGGTCTCGTGAGGCCATGCTTCGTCGCACCATGACACCAAAGTTGCTCGCCCCAGTCGGCAGCATCGACACAGCACGCCTCACCTCCCGGGTCGAGGTCATCCCCTACGCGCCCACCGGTGGCGTTCCCTCGTGGGAGATCCCCAGCAACAGTTGGATGTCGCAGCACGAACAGGGGATGCAGCGAAGTGACGCTGAGATGGGGGAACGGTCTGGCCAGAACGACGCGACCAAGGGGAACACTCCCGCGTCGATGCCGGCCGCCGCCATCCTCGCGCTTCAAGAGGCCGATGCGACCAAGATGGCGATCAGCTCCAAACAGCTGTCCGCCGCCATCGCGGAGACCGGGTGGCACATCCTCAACCTCGTCAAGCAGTATTGGACCGAGGAACGTCTGGTCCGCACCTGGTCCGAAGAGGGAGACCTCGAAGCCCATCGGTTCAGCGGGGCCGACGTGAAGAACGTCCTCGATGTCCACGTCAGCGCAGAGAGCACCGTCCCACGATCGAAGGCCGCCCGTACCCAGATGGCGATGGAGCTCCAGGCGCAGGGATTCTTCCCAGACCCCCGTCTGTTCCTGCGGACCCTCGACATGCCGGGGATCGAGTTCCTCGCAGAGCACCTCAACCTCGATGCGAAGCAGTCGCAGCGGGAGAACACCAGGTTGCGCGAGGGGATCATCTGCGAGGTCCACGACTACGACAACCACACCATCCACGTCACCGAGCACAACAACTTCCGCAAGACGCAGGAGTACGAGATCCTCCCGATGGAGATCCGGGCAGTGTTCGACGCCCATGTGGCGACCCATAATGAGCTGATACTCCAGCAGTCCGGGGTACCGACCCCACCGGGAACACCGACCCTCGATCCCAACCAGATGCCGCCGGCCGCTGGTACTCCCGCAGCCGCCCAGGCACAGGGTGGGCCACACGGGAGCAGCCCCGCCGGCGGGACCCCGATGTACGTCAACCCGACCACCGGGGTCCCCAACAACCCGCTCGATGTCGCTTCCGGTCGCGCCCCCAGCGCGCTCACCGGAACAGCAGTCGCCCGACGGGCCGGCATCGGAGGCGCCGGCCAGCCGGGTGCTGTCCCCGGCCACAGCCGTGACGCGCAGGCGGCGTCCATGGGTCGGTAGCTACACTCCACTGGACAACAATCACTGACTGACCCAGGAGGTCACAGCACCATGTTTCCCCGTACAGCAATCTTCTTCGATGTCGCCGACGATGGAGGATCTGGCGCCACAGCCGATCCCGGTCTCGGAGACATCGCCCCCGATGCAACGACCGAGGCGCCGCCCGTAGACGAGTGGGCCGAGCCGGCCGAGCTCGCCGAGGGACTCGACACCTTCGATCGCACCTACGTCGAAACACTCCGCAAGCAGGCCGCCGACTACCGGACCCGTGCGCGCGAGTACCACGACAAGTTCGACGGGATCGACCCCGAAAAGGCCAAGACGGGGACGAAGGTTCTCGAAGACCTCCAGACCGACTCCGGTGTCATCCAGATGTTCTACGACACAGGAAAAGCGCTCGGACTCGGCACCCGCGAGATGGAGGCACTGTTCAACCAGACCCCAGGTACCTTCGACAACGCCGCCGCTGCTACCGAAGAGGATGAAGACCTCGACATCCCGTTGACGAAACGCGAGGTCCTCGAGATCCTGCAGAAGCAGGTCCTCGAGCCCCAACAGGCGGACCTCGCCGCCCGACAGGAAGCCGAGTTCCAGGCGAAGGCGCAGGACACACTCCGGTCGACGTTCGATGACCTGAAGGTCACCGATGAGTCTGAGCGGATGGCGATCCTCGCCCTGGCCGACCAGATCATCGATCCAGGAAAGAGCGGAGACCTAGACGCGATCTCGGCCGCTGTTCGTACGGCAACGACCCAGTGGAACGCGGCGGCAGAGAAGCGCTACGAGGCGTACATCGCAGCGAAGCGTGAGCAGGCCGACGGTGCTCCGGCATCGATCGGTGGTGGCGGGGGAGCTGCCGCCGGTGCCCCGGACGAGCCTCCGAAGTCACTGGCCGAGGCGATCGAGCGCCGTCGACAGGCTGATAGGGCTTCCAAAGCGTCGGTCTAAGATTCACCGAAAAATCGGGAATATCTCGGGGGCTCCTCACGTTGAGGGGCCCCCGTTCTCGTGCAACGCTATGCTACGCACATGGCTCAATCACTCTCCAACTTCGATGCGGCACTGAAGGACAACTACGGCCCCGGCCTTCGTGAGTCCATCAACAACAAGAGCGCGGTCTGGTCGCAGGTCGCGATCAACGACGAGGACATCCAAGGCCGCCAAGCGGTCTGGTCGGTCCACACGGCGCGTTCAACCGCCACTGGATCTCGAGGAGACCTCGGCACGCTGCCAACCGCTTCGCAACAGGGCTACAGCCAGGTGCGGGACAACCTCGCCTCGATCTACCACACGATCCAGGTCAGCGGGCCCGCGGTCCACCTCTCCAAGAACGACAGCGGGTCGTTCACCCGGGCGCTCGAGTCTGAGCTCCGTGGCGCCGAGAAGGACCTCTCCAACGACTGCGCCCGTCAGGCGTACAACACCGCGGTCACCATCGGTGGCGCGCTCTGGTTCGGAGCCCTGACCGGCACCGCCTCCAGCGCCTATGCGGCCCCGGCGTTCACGTTCGGTTCGGCAGCGGCGAGCACCATCCGCCACTTCTTCGTCGGAATGTCGGTGGACGTCATCAACCCAACAACCGGCGCTGTGCGGGGTACGACCACGGTTGCCTCGATCAACAAGACCACCCAGGTAGTGACCCTGGCCGCGTCGGTCGCCGGTGCGGCTTCGGGCGACTACCTCGCCCGTACCGGCAACATGGCTCTCGCCACAACCTGGGGCTACGAGATGAACGGTCTTCCTCACCTCCTCTCGGCTACCCAGGTGTACGCAGCGCTCGACCCGGCGACCATCGTCAACTGGGCCGGCAACGCGGCTGGTTCGTCCACGACCACGATCTCTGAGGTCCTGTTCGACACTGCGAGCGAGCTCGTCGAGACCGACGGTGACGGCGGAGAGATCAATCTCTTCATCGCCGAGCACGCGCAACGCCGGAAGCTGGCGCAGCAAATGCAGGCGCAGAAGCGGTACGACGGCCGTGAGGTCACCCTGAAGGCTGGCTGGAAGGGCTTGCAGCTCGAGCGCGGAACCCTCGTGGTCGACAAGTATTGCCCGACGACCTCAATCTTCGGTCTGAACACCTCGGAGCTCGCGCGCTTCGTCGGCCTGGACTTCACCTGGGACGACGACGACAACCGGATCCTCTACAAGGACGACACGACCGACTCGATCAAGGCCCGGTACAAGGCGTACCAGAACCTCGAAGTGACCAACCGCAACAGCCATGTGCTGATCACGGTCCAGGCGCCGACCTTCTAGGCCGCGCCTAAGAGCTAGGCAGCGGACGGCAAATCCGCCTGCCGATGCAGCAACCCGATACATCCACGGGGGCCGGCGCAAGCCGGCCCCCCTGTCCGTCTGGGATACTTTCACCATGAGCCTCTATGTACCCACCGCAGCAGGGATGGTCCACTCGGATGTCGACGTGCTCGTCGGCCTCATCCAGAATGGCGACGGGATGGGATGGCCGGGGGATCCCCGGATGTACGTCACGATCGGGGTGCTGAGTCAGACGAAGAACGGACGGGTCCGCACCGGTCGGAGGTACGAGGTTCGACGGTGGAACGAAGACGGTTCGATTGCGCTGATCGGCCACTGGAGGCTGGACGAAAAGGACAAGATCATCTTCGAGCTCTCTCGCATGCGAATGGATTCCCCCGGCCACGTCGACACCCTCGCTGAGATCGACAAGACGAACGCGGCGATCGAGCAGAAGGCGACCGACGTCTACATGGACTCCCAGGGCGAGATGCTCTCTCACGCGGCGTCGATCGTCGCCGAGACCGAGTACGGCAAGAACACCTTCCGGCAGATGCCCGGGACCAGAGATGAACCGAAGGTCGACGATGCCGGGTAGCACCCACCTCGAGTGGGCGGACATCGCCGACTTCACGCCCGGGTACTTCTCGGTCGGCGAGTGGCTGATGCCGTCGAACGGGTCGCAGGAGATGAAGGACTGCCGGCCAGACCCCGGCGGCGGGCTGCGCGCGTCGATCAAGCCGACGTCGTTCTCGACATCTGGACTCCCGTCGACATCGAAGGTCGTTGGGATCTTCTCTCGTGGGGGCATCACCGTCCAGGCGGGGATCGCTGACGCCTCCGACCGATACATCGCCGTCTACGACTCGGCTGACAACAAGGTGAAAATCTACCGGTGGAACGAGACCCTGACCTCTGCTCCCACCTCGTGGACGCTCATCAAATCGCACGCTGCACCAGCATCGACCGCGACCCCAAATCCGGTGATCTTCGATACCTTCGTCGATTCGACCTTCGCTGCCCACGTTGTGTGGACTCTTGCTCACGTCAGTTCCGAAGACGGACTCTGGTCACTCCAGTTCAGCTACCAAGCAGGTCAGGGGGCTTTCGCGAACGACGACATACCGTCGGGGGCCGCCACCTATAGCGTCACCCAGCGCAAGGCCGG